CTTTAGATAATGTTACTACCAATGAAAAATTAAGAAAAATATTTGGAATTCAATTTGAAGATTTTTACAACGAAACTTACGGAGGAACAAAATGATGTTAATACTACAGCTCAAAAAGAGAATTGAGATTCTCGAATCAGCAATGAAGGAACAAGAACAAAAGATAAACGACTTGTTAATTCGCTTGTCCGTTCCAACAGCACCAACGCTAATAGCAAAAGAAAAGAAGTCGCCATTTAAGAAACCAACAGTTGTTGAAATTTACGACTACGCTTGTGAAAAGTTAAGCGACAAAGACGCGCTTGCATTTACCGAGAAATTTCATGCACACTACGAAGCGAACGGTTGGAAGGTCGGACGCAATGCAATGAAAGACTGGAAGGCTGCGGTTCGTAAATGGGACTTGTCTACCTTTGTAACTACAAACCAAAACACTAAAATCAAAAATGGAAAATTCGATTCCGATGCTGCGCAGCGCATCTACGCAGACGCTCAGCATTACACAAAGGGTTGACAAAGCAGAACGCGAAAGCGCATTTGTAGCCGATTACGAACTACCTGCGTTCGTAAAGTTATGCTCAAAGGTTTGCGCCATGTACGGCATCGCTCTTCCAGAGGCACAACTGTTGCAAATGTTGCACGAGTTCATAGGCAAGCACTTTCGTTGGGTTACTTTCGAACACTTCAATTTAGCCTTTGAATTGAACGCTGCGAATGAACTGAGTAAAAAGTGCGAACACTTCGGAGCGTTGAGCGTGTCGTTCATTGGTGACGTGTTGACTCACTACAAACCACACCGCGATAAAGCAAACCTACAAATACAACGCGAAATCGCAGAATCAAAAGAGGAACAATCTAAACAACTAAAAGAAAAAGAAATGGCGGTAAACGACGATAGCTGGCGCAGAATGTTTGCAGAAGATTTGCACAACTTCAAGAAAGGAAAATATACGGTCATTGAGATTCGTGCGGTGTCGCTTATGCGTTGGCTCGAAGAAAGCAAACAGATAAACGCTGACACCTTCACGGAAGAAGAATACAGGTTATGCAAAGCAAACGCGAAGAAGAACATTTACTTCGAACAACAGCTCGTTCAATCAATGGTTGAGCGCATGAGCGACAGGAAAAGAATGTTGTTGAAGGAATCAATTCGCTTCGAAGGTATGCGTGAGTTGTATAAATTATATTTGTCGAAGCAATGAGCCAATTTACATTTAACGAACAAGGTGTGTGTCTTAACCCTATCTTGAAGACATTCAAATGTATCAAGGGTTATGAAGCGCAGGTTAACACCGCTATTGTCGAAAGTGGTTTGTGGAGTTATTCAATTAGTTTCAAAGGACAGGATCAAGGTTGGTCTCAGCCTTTAATTTACCACGCTAAACATTGCGTTTACGAAACTAAAAACGAAGCGTTCAACGCGGGTCTTGAATTACTACTTCACCAGGTGAGGCAAAACAACGACGCGAAGAAATACGACCGTATAATTCAAATACTGCAAGACGAACTTTGTCCTGTGGTTGAAAATCAATTATCTCTATTTTAATGAATAAATTAAGAATTGTTTCACAAGAACATTGTGGTCAAAAAATATACAAGGTGCAACGCAAAAAGTGGTGTGGTTGGGTTACTGAATACATTTATAAATTCTCTGGAATGTCCGTTGATATGTCTTTTGAAACTATTGAACAAGCAGAATTTTACATATTAAAAAACTTTACGAAGCCGAAAATTAAAGTTGTGAAAAATCTAAATGTGAAATAATGCAACCGTATAAACCAACATACCTGCCGCGTCAAGTTGAAGCGTTGAACTATTTGAATACCGATAGTATCGTTGAACAGTTGTTGTATGGTGGCGCGGCAGGGGGTGGGAAGACAAAGTTTGGTTGTATGTGGCAGATTCAACGTCGTTTGAAGTACGCAGGGACACGTTCGTTAATTGGACGTGCAAAGTTAGATAACTTAAAAAAGACTACCCTAAACACCTTCTTCGAAACCGCTGAGGAGTTTGGATTGATAGCGAACAAACACTACACCTTTAACGGACAATCAAACATAATAAAGTTCTTTAACGGAAGTGAAATTGTCTTAAAAGACTTGCAGGCTTACCCCTCAGATGTGAACTATAATTCATTAGGGTCGCTTGAAATCACAGACTATTTCGTAGATGAATGTTCCGAAGTAACAGAAAAAGCGGTTAGCATCGTTCACTCACGTTGTCGATTTAAGTTGAATGAGTTCGGTCTTATTCCCAAAGGTTTTCTTTCTTGCAATCCTGCGAAGGGTTGGTTGTACAATGAGTTCTACATGAAGAACAACCGCAACGAATTGCCTTCACACCGTGCTTTTGTTCAAGCGTTACCGCAGGACAATCCCTTCCTTCCTGTTGCTTACATCGAATCTCTTAGACGACTTCCTGAATACGACCGCAAACGTTTGCTCGAAGGCAACTGGGAGTTCGACGACGACAGCGACAAGTTATTTCAAACGGAGAACTTACTTCGAATGTTCCGCAACGAAGTAATCAATGAAGGAAAGAAATACATAACAGCCGACATAGCGCGTTTCGGGAAGGATAGAACGATTATCTGCGTTTGGGAAGGTCTAACTATCATTGACGTAATTGAAATGAATCGTGCAGCGTTGGACGAAGTCGTAAACAAAGTTCGCTTAACCTGTCAACAACACTCAATTTTATTGCAAGACGTAGTGTGCGACGAAGACGGTGTTGGTGGTGGAGTTGTCGACTTCTTAAAATGTCGAGGGTTTGTCAACGGATCTAAACCAAAACACCCGCAATACCAAAATTTGAAAAGCGAATGTTACTATAAGTTGGCTCAATACGTCGAAGAAAACAAGTTGACGATTCTATCCAGTACGCGCAAAGAACAAATCGTTCGTGAACTCGAAATGATTAAACGACACCGCGCTGATGTTGACGGAAAACTTATGGTCACACCGAAGGACGTTATCAAGAACCGCGAAGGTATTTCGCCAGACGTTGCCGACGCTATCATGATGCGAATGTACTTTGAACTTAATCCAAGTTATGGACAATATGTTGTCGGTTAGCATAACTTATTTATATTAGCACAAATAAAATAAACACATGAAAAAAATTACATTCTTTTTAAGTCTGTCTGCAATGGTAATGTTTACTTCTTGCACGGAAAACCAAGCAAACGGTGAGCGAATTGGTATGATTACAAAGTTCACAAAAAGCGGTATAATTTGGAAGTCACACGAAGCACATCTAAACGCAACGCAAACAGGAATGAACTCTGCTGAAGGTTTTGATTTTTCCGTTGACAATGATATTAATGATCCTGTAATTATTGCCACGTTAGATAGTGCAGCCAGTTACGGTTGGAAGGTAAAAATAAAATACCACAAAACTTTTGGTTACAATTGGTTTAGCAATCGCGGAAACACAAATTTCTTTGTTAATGAAGTTGAGGTGTTAGACAGGAATGTAACAAATCAATTGAACAACAACCAAAACAATGAAGTTGTAACTGGTAAAGTAATAGACACGGTTTACGTTGTAATTGATAAATCACAAATTAAATAATATGAAACCAATACCACTTTACGAAACGCTCAAAATGACATACGATCGTGAGCGCGAAATTGTTAATTCAATTGCAACCTACTTTCAACAAGGAAAGATATTAGGAGATATTCTCCTTGAACTTTCACAACGGAAAGACTTGAACGCAAAAGAGAAAATCTACTTAGCGCTTATGATAGGTTCAATGATGTCAAAACCGAATGAAGATGCAAAGTAGTGTTGAATGGTTAGCAGAACATTTATGCAACGAAATGAATTTTGATTTTTGGAAAGCAGTTGAAAAAGCTAAACAAATGGAAAAGGAACAATTGATTTTGTTTGCTGAATTTGTAGCAAAATATCCAGACAAAAATAGAAATGCAAACAACAAAATGTTACACGCGAAATCGAAGTACGACGGAGCAGAAACAACCCTTGATTTGCTAGACAAATTTTACAACAAAACAAACGAAGATGGCTCAGAGCAAAACTAAAAAAGGAATATGTGTTTACTTACACAAAGACCTGTGGAACGAGATTGACGAAAAGAGAGGTGAGAATAGTCGCAATATCTTTTTAAGCGAAGCAATCCAGTTCTCAATGAAGTTCTTCGTTGAAGAATCTAAAGTAAAATTGACAGAACAAACGTCGACAAAATAGCGACGGACGATGTTACAACTAAGGCGTGGTTTCTGCGCTTTTTTTGTTTCTCCAATTTCTTTTTATCAGCATTCAAAGTGTTAATTTCTTCGCTCAATATGTCCGACTTCTGTTCATAAGCTCCAACAACTTCTTGCAAGTTGTTTATTTTTTCTTCTTCGATGTTTAATTGTTCTTTGAGGTTGTCAATAACAAGCGAATCAGAAGCAATAACGCTGTCGCAGGAGTTGACTAAACGGATAACATCAACCCTATAAATAGTATCTCGAACAACAAGAGCAGAACGAGTTCTTTGATAGGTGGTTTTGGCTGCAAGTTGAGCATCTTCATAAGTTCGAAGTTGTTTGTAAAGTTCAATTTGTTCTTGAAGTAAGCGGTCGTACTCGCCAGCGTTGTAGTTTATAATGCTATCTTGTTTCTGAATTTTAGTTGTTGCGTTATTTGCAACAGGTCGTCCCCACCAATTCCAACACAACACCAACCAAAGCAAAGACGTTCCAATAAATAGCAGGATTGCTGCGAGTATATTTCTATTCATAGTATTTTCCCTTCGTGTATGCGGTGATTCTTTACGCTGTAATTTCCATTCGTGCCTTTCTCGACGATTGCGAACCCGTGATTGTACTTCGAATAAGGGTTGTAGTCAGGAGATAATTCAGATAAGCAACCAACACCCCAACACGTTATAAACTTGCCGTTAGCGTCGCGCTCGTTGTGTTCCGCTGTTTGGTGGTGGTGACCACATAACGCACTTACTTTCGTCTTCATAAATAATCCACGCGCTACGTTGACAGACGGAAGGAATTGCTTTCCAAATTCGTGTCCGTGAAAGATTGAAAGTTTACCGATATTCAATTTGCTCTTTCCGTCAATCCATTTAACGTCGTGCTTATCGCAATGGGTTAACGAAGGAAAATCAAACGCGTCAATGTCGAACAACTCAGGCGCTTTGATTCTCATGTAACGCCAGTATCTTTCTTCGTGGTTGCCTTCTTTGTAATAGATATTTGCGTTCGGAAACGTGTGTCGAAGCGACGCAAGGAATTGACGAATAGAATATAGTTCGTCTTTGAATTTACGTTTGCGCGGATCCTTAACGAAGTCGCTAATCATATGACAATCTAACGCGTCACCATTCAATATAATTGAATCGCAACCTTGTTTCAAACCTTCGTTAATGGCGCACTCAATTGCTTCGTTGTCTTGGTATGGAAAATGTAAATCACAAAGAATTAAGAACTTCGTTCCCTTGACTTCAACGTGTCTGCGTTTCTTAGCGTATGACTTCGGTAGTGCATAAGGATTGGAAGGTCGCGTTGCTGTGTCCATTAATTCTTTTTGTGTGTTGTGTTTACGACCTTTCTCACCCATTTTACCACGAACGCGACGAACGTAATTGCGTGCGTGTTCTTGCGTTAGAAACGCTTCGGGAAATTCTGTGAAAAGTTTTGTTGCTAATGAGTGTGAAGGAGCGTCGGGGAATTTACTACAAATCTCCGCTGCTATCTTGCGAGCTTCCGTTTGGTTTGCCATTTGGTTTTTGGTTTGAAAATCGTTCAATCACAGCACCACCAAACAAACCACCACTTAACAATGCGAGTGTGTCAAACATCGCAATCGGAATAATGTAGGTCGTAAAAGTTGCAACATAACTGAAAACGATTAAGTTAATGACAACAAATATAGCAATAACACGCTTACTTGAAACTTTTTTACAATTACTTAATAAGGAAATCAACCATTCCTTCATAAAACTTTGACAATGAACTGAACGATTAAGCCTCCAATGACACCAGCGGCTGTTGCAATACCGCTCAAACGAGCAACCTGCAAGCGTTGGTTCTGAATGTACTTGTCGTGCTTCTGCACCTTACTAACAAGACCTTCAATTTTCATCTGGTCGTCACCGATTAACACGTTGTAAATGCGGTCAATCTTCTTGTCCATTCCTTGAAGCTGTTCGTGTATCAAAGCTATTTCAGTTTCTGTGTTCATGTCTTAAAATATAATTGTCGTTATGCCTTAAAATATAGTTGTATCTCAGCTTCACGACGACGAACCAAACCTTTTAACACAACGCCACCGCCCTTGTTCCAAAGTTTGAAAGAATCAGCTATTGTTGCGTCGTTAGGGTTGACGTTTAGTTTCTTGAATACAGACGAACGTTTGAACCCACCCGTTCCGATGTTGTACGCAAGTGAAACACACGCGCTAAATTGATTCTCGTTGAGCGGTTGCAAAATGAACGGTGTGATTGACATGGCAAATTGGTCGATGATAAACTTCGCTAATTCGTCAGCACGTTGCTGCGTTATTACATCGCCATCTTTTACCTTATCTCCATTTTCGTAGAAAGTATTTCCAAAACCAATCGTCCACACGTTAGCAGGGCAACGGTACGCCTTCAATCGACAACCTTCAAACTTCTTTATTAGTGCGTAACCTTCCTCGTTAACTTTCATTCGACAACTTCTTTATTTGTTTTTCTTTTCTTACTAAATACTTACGGAATTTTTCTTCGTAAATCTTTTGCTTTACCATGTCTTTTTTTCGTCCCCTTGTAGCCATGTTTTATTTTTTAGTTATCTAATCCATCCAAGCCCTGGTCTTCTATATTCGTACGGCATACGGTCGCGTCCCGAACTAATCTCAAAAGCGTTCGACGGATATACATTTGTTTGCGACCAAATTTGGTTTGTTGTGTTCGTTGTGTATTCGGGAAAGTCGCTCGAGTTCTGACACAAAAAGTCAACCATTCGTTGCGTGTAAAACATAGCTTGTTGACGCGATTGATCGCGGTAGTTTTGCAAGTCGGTTTGGCTTATTGGTTGAGTGTCTTCGCTTGTGCGAATAACAAGACTTCCGTTGTCCGTTTTAACGTACAAATGAGGCAACACTTCGTACATAGTCCACCACATTATCATTCTACGCAAGTAATTGTCAAGAAGGGTCTCATATGCGCCCGTAATGTCGTCGTTTACTACGTCGTCTTTGATGCGGTTGTAAAGGTCAGTTCCAAGATACAGTTGTGCGTACTTGTCCTGCGCCAAATAGATAGCAGGATACATCAAAAGAGGGTCAACGCTGCCGTTTATCCAAGTATATTTCTTTATGTAATTTTCGTCAATGAGTAGAACTTCGGGTTGTAGTGCCATTTTTTATGAGTATTTAAGTGAACCTCGTGTTGGTGTGTTAATTGGCGCAACACCTTCTGCGCCTTTTTGTGGTACGAAAGGATTGTTACCTACGCGCTTATCATTATTTAATCCGTCGTTAGGCAAAATACGTCCTTTTGAATCTCTCTTTCTGATATAGATTTGACGCTTCCAGAAGTGATGACAAAACGCGCCACCTTTCCAAATAAATATGTCGTAAGTGTCTGAACCGCCTGGACCGAAATTGGGATTAATATCAGGATCTTTGCTCATTTTTTCGATGTCTTCAAAACGAAATGATAATCCTGATTGTGATAAGCCTACCATTTCTTGACAAAACTCACGGCTATCTTCGCTTAAATTTTGTGAATAAGCGTAACGCAATTTGTAAAGTCCTGTGTCGCCAAATGGAGACCTTTCGTCAGAGTTTGCATAATCGCGAACGCTCATGTATTCTTGACGGAAATTAGCTTCGTTGTGTGGATCTGTAACATCTTCTTCACTCAACAATTCCCACTCGTTCAAATCAACAACTTCACCTTTCTCTTTTAGTGCGTTAATCCAAACACGACCTTGTTCGTCTGAAAAGTCATTCTCAGCAGCAACTACTTTTTTTTTTAATTCAGCAGTTTGAACCGTTGGTTGAACAACAACAACTTCGTCGTTGAATGGCGAATTCATTTCGATATTTATTTCTCCTAAAATCGGAGTGAAGACACGCTCAATGATTCTTTGATATGGTTTGATTACTTGGTTGTTGAATATCTCCAACCCCACAATCATTTCGTCTTTGTTACTTCCGAAGCCTGTCGTGTCGCGTATTCCGTGAATCAATGGCGAAACAACGCGGTGTCCTACCATGATTTGCTTGGCTGTTTCTTCTGATAAAAATTGATATTGCTTGTCTGCGTCCGACAAAGGAAACGATTCAATTTGTGGAGCGCGTGAAGGATCTTCATTAAATGTCATTAAGAATTTACCAGCGTTACTTGCACCGCTCAATCTTGTTTCCCACTCACGACGAATAGCTTCACGTTCTTCTTTCTGCGGTATACCATTCAAGAAATTAATAATGAACGAAGGAAATAAACCATTCAAAATGTTATTGACGTGGTACATACCCATTTGATAGCTCAACTCAACGTAATTCAATGCTCCGAAGTAGTCAGGTTTTGCGTAGTACGAAGAACCTGCCATCATGCCGTGTGCGTAAATAACTTGACGCGGTTGTTCTTGCGCGATGGACGGATTGAACGCAGGAATAAATTCGGGTTTTCCTTTTTTGCTTCGTGTGTTAGCCCAATCTTTCGAGTAGAAAATTCCTGTAATATCGTCTTCGTCTTTGTCGTATGCAAGTCGACAATTTTCAAAAGGCAAGTGGTTGATTTGTACAATGCGAGTGAAGTCCAACGACCAAATTACTTCAGCACAAAATGAACCTTGTAATTTTAAGTCGAAAGCAATTCCTTGCAACGCGTTGTCGAGAATCGTTCCCGTTCCTTTGCCCTCAATCATGTATGCAATTGAGTTCGTCAATGCGTTATGAATAGGACTATTATAATAAAGCGTGATTAAGTGCTGCGGAAATAAATTGTTCTGTCCGTAATTTATGTAACCCGCACGATTCTCCGTTTCAATTGCTTCAACTGGTTCGTATGCCGAAAGATTTATTGATTGAATGTTGCTCATATTATGCACCTGTATAAATTACATCGACAGGAATTGTCGGTGTTGAAACGTCGAAGAAAATTGTTCCGTCTTGAAGTATCATTAAACTCTTTTCAATCAAGCCAAGAACGGCGGCGTTGGTTGGATCTATATTGCTGTCGCTGTTTTGCCCGTACACTTCGTAATGATAACGTCCTGCATCGACAAGACCAACGGTGGTAAGTCTTATTTTTGTTACGCGTTCGTTCTCGGTTATTACTTCGACGACTTGCGCTAGTTCTTCACCTGTCATTTCGTAAGTCATGACAAGAAGGTAATGAGTAAAGGCAACGTTGAAATAGGCACGTCCTTCGTCTAACGAAAGATACGCATATTGATTCGCTGTATTTGTGTTGAGATAAACCATTCTATCTGTTCCTTTACGTTAAAATTACAACACGTAGGGACGTTTTGTCCCTATGTGTGTAAAAGTTTTTTTGATTAGTCAAGAAGTCCTAAAGGCGCACCTGCTAATTTGTACGCTCTCTTTGGAGTTTCATGAACAAATGACAAAGTGTATCCGTTCATGTCACCAAGTGTAGCTCCAGTTCCTGCTGTTGAAGTAGAAAGGTCTGCTCCGTATTCGTAGCCAACCGCCCACCAATTGTCGTTTGAATCATTAACAAAAATGATTGGACGAGCTTGCGCAACTGCTTGCAATTCCAAACGCTTTTGATATGACAATTTGTTTAACATAACGTTTACCGTTTGCGTGTAAAAAATTGTACCTGCGTCACGGTTGAAGTTTATTGTTTCTTCGAACGATCCTGTTTGCGTTGGCAATTCGTAAGTGTACAAATCACCACTTGTTGGACCTACAATTGCAGTAACAACTTCACTTCCGTCAAAGGAAAAACCTTGAGGATCAACCGTATCACAAAGAATGATTTTCTTAATTCCACCGATGCCGTCTTTGCAATCGAGTGTAAAACCTGTGCTTAATTCACATGCCATATTTGTATGTTTTTTATTAGCACAAAAGAGGAGCGGTGTTTAAGCCGCTACCTCTGTTTATGCAAGGGTTAGAATGGTATTGATTAGGCAGTGTATTGGTAGAATGCAATCTCGTCACCGAAACCGTATTGTACACCTGCGAAGAAAGAACAAGCGAAACGAACGTTGTCAGAAAGGTCGTATTGGTACATATCCAAAAGTGCAACGGTGTTCCATTGGTCAAGTAAGTTCGTACCAAACCACAAGTTCGACTTCTGATAGAAAGCCATTGTGTCGTCAGACATACCAGGACATTCGATAACGTCATACTGTCCCTGCCAGTTCATTACAACTGATTCTCCTTGATAAAGGTAGTAACCACCACCAAGACCTAAGATAGCCGTTCTGTATGCTTCAGCAACGTTTGAGCTAACTGCGATTACAGGTTTCTCAGTTGCACGACGAACGCGTGTCGGAAGGGTCAAAACAAGTTTACCCATTTCCTCGATAACGTTTGCAGAAGTGATAGCTTCTGGTGAAGAAACGTCAAGAACAGCAGCGTCAGCTAAGAACAAAGTTTCGAAACCTGCGTATTCACCCGCGTTAGCGTTAACACCCTGCCAAATAACAACTTCGTTGCGTGCTGCAACACCCGCCATTACGTTAGCAATTAAAGCGTCAGACAAAGATGCGTGAAGTTGTCCGTTTTGCTCAGACTTCGCTTCCCAATCTGCTAAGAAATCTTTCTTACAAAGTTGACGATGAACTTGGAATTTCTCAAGTGTCAAGATACGCTCAGAAAGTGTTACTGTTCCTGTTGCTGTAAAGTCGCAAGTAGCATTTGCGAAAGTTACTTCGTCAACTAAACGACGAACAACTTGCTTGTATTCGATGTTCTCTTTGATTGTAACCGCAGCCAAAGACTCGTTACTTAAAAACGCAGCACGGATATATCCTGCTGCCTCTCTACCTGCGTAGGTAGTTGTTAATGATGTTGTAGTAGCCATTTTTTATTGTTTGTTTTTTTTATTTTTTAAGATTGAATAAGAAACGTTCTTCTGCGCTCATTTTGTGATATGGCTTAGAAGATGTTTGTTTTGCTTGCTTTACTTCTTTGATTGAAGTCGCAGCAGGCTGTGCGCTTAATTTTGTTACTTCAGAAGAAAGATTCTCATTAGCTTTTTTAGCTTCTGAAAGTTCGCTTTCCAACTTTGCAACCAACGAAAGAAGTCCTTCAACCTCTTTGCTTAGTGATTCGTCAACAACAACCTCAGTAGATTGTTTTTCTTCTTCAACTTCAACCTCTGGTTCTTCTTCAACCATTGGCTTAAGTTCAACAAGTAGTCCGTCTGCAACGACTACAATAACACCTTCCGCTGTTGTGTACTCACCGTCCGCCACAACAACCTCGTTGCCTTCCGCGTCCTTTGTTAATACACGAACACCAGTAGCCCATGTGTCGCTGTCCGAGTAGATACTCGTTCCGTCTGCAAGAATCGCCTCAACCATTTGCTTCACGTCAACAACGGTTTCTTCCGCTGTGAGTGATACGTTGTGTTTAGCGAATAGTGCGTTTACTTTTTCTCGTAAATTCATAATTCTGTTAATTGTTTGTTTGATGATTAGATATAAAAAGAGGTATATTTGTTTCGTAATTCGATTTTTCATTGATTACATTTTGATTTTAGGTTTGAACGGGGGAGTAGTTACCCCCGTTTTTTTATCCTAAACTTTCGAGAATGTCATTCAGTACCTTGACTTCCTGTTCGTTCAACCCATAGGTCTTAAAACCCATTTTACCGCTCTCGTTTGTAATCTTTGTGAGCGCAAGAAGAAACAGGTTAGCGTCGTCGTTGAATAGTTCAACCTTCAGGAAACCACCTGCTTCGATGTTCATTACTCGCCTTTTAGAAGTTCGTTTATTTCGTCAAGAATGGCAGCAAACTCGTCGTGCTTACTCATGTACATTTCTTTCTCAACGGCAAAGTTTCCTTCGATTGAAAACCCAAGAACTTCTTTGTTTTGAATCTGTTGCTTCACTTCGTCGTTCTCAACTTTCATGCAACCGAACCACGTTCCTTCAGGAAGGTCGAAGCCGAAGTTCTTAGACTTGTCGTTTTCGCCTTCAATGATCCATGTTTCAACCAACGACACACCTTCAACAGTTTTCGCGTGTTCAACGGTTGCGTTGTTGGTCATGTTTTGCTTCAAGTAGTTGTAAGCAATAGCGCGAATCGTGTCCTTCGAATACTTCACATAGTATTCTTCTTCTGTCTTGTCGTCGCGTCTATAAATGAGTTGGTCGGGAATAAGTAACGCTCCATACAAAAGACCTCTAAAATCTTCTTTGAACTTCACGCTGTGTTGTTCGCTTAGTGCAACGAAGTCCACACCGATTGCAGGTTGTTCAACAACGCTTATCGCGAATACACCCAACAAACCTGCGTCGTCGATTCCGTATTCAATTACTTTAATTTTTTTCATATTGTTTTTTTTAACCGCCTAAGCGAGATTGATTTTGTATTAATTGTTGCGCCTCTAAGTTGCTGCTCACCTGCGTTCCTACGACATACGCCTGAAGCGGTGGTTGTTGGTTGGGTTGGTTCTGCAAGAAGGCGAAGTTCGCAGGTGAAGGAGCCTCAGTACCTCCCGCACTTGGAACGCTTCCACCACCACCACCACCGCTACCACTTCCACCACCACCTTGAAATTGTTGTTTGCTAATTATAGCCACTCGTGCAAGACCTTGGGCAATTGCAATTCCTGCCGCTACCGCTGCGCGAACAGGTGCGTCTGGTGTACTGATAGACATTTGTGAACGATACGCACCTTGTGCCGCTAAGAAAGTGTCTATTGTAGCCGTTGCAATACTTACACCTTTTTGTATTTGAAACGCTTTCTTTTGTTGTCTTTCCGACTTTCCTGCAAATGCTTGCGCTAAATCTCCAATAATAGACAAAGAAGTTTTCATTGCGTTTACGCGAAGGTCTGCTCTTGCTTGTTCAGCTTTTTGTTCTTCTTCAAGTTGTTTTTGTGAATTAATTGCTGTTAACGCGGTAGTTTTGGCGTGCGCTTCCATTTGCGCAACAAGTTGAGTGTCTGCTTTTTTCTTTTCTCTTTCAATTATATTTTTTAATTCAAGCCTGTGCATATGGTCGTCTTCCGCCATCATGTCGTCGTTTAATTTCTTACGACGTTCTAACTCTTTATCGCCTGCTTCTTTTTGCAAACGCTCCTTTTCATCTTGTGCTTTTTTTGCTTTATCGGCTGCCTCTTTTCTTTTCTTTTCATTGTAATCATCTACTTCTTTACCAAAATCTTTAATGTATGCTTTGAATTTAGTAGATTCAGTTTTGAAGTATT